ACCGAGGCTGTGATCTTACCCACCGCATCGGCCTTTTCGATGTCTGAAAGCTGCCGCAACGGCGCGAACTGGAAGCTGAAATCGTCCGGCAGCACGATGCCTTCCGAGCGTGCCAGCACCGGCAGGATGCGCTCGATCTGTGGGCGCATCTTCGATTCCTGCTGTGCCTTGACGCCGTCGTCATAGTTCCGCCAGTCGCTCTCGCCGGTCGAGTTGAGGCCCACCGGGCTTTGTCCGAACAACCGGATCAGCGGGATTTGCAGGGCGCCGCTGATCTGTTGGGCGAATTGCAGGATCAGGTCCGCCAAGCCGCCGAAAGTGTACGAGTTGACCTCAAACTCGTCCTCTCCGTCGATCAGGGTGATGCCCTCATTCGACTGAAAGAACCTGGTCATTACCATCTGATCGAGGAGCGCCTCGAAGACCGGTCCGCCGCCTGTTATCAGCTTTCTGAGCCCGGGAATTTTGTGGATGCGCAAGTGTGCCTTGTAGGCCAGCTGCGCGGCGCCCATCGTGACGCTGTCGAACGCGGTCAAGCGGTCATAGAGCGGCTCGAGGACAGACAATCCCCAGCCCATCTCGGTGATTCTCTGCCAGTATGGTAGGTCGTCACCCTCGAAGCGCAAGAACCGCGTGTGGTGAATCTTCATCCGCGCCATGGCCGGCGCATCGGATGTAACCTGGTAGAACCGCGGCTTTCCGAGATCCTTAGACTTTGTGTCCGTCACAAGGTCGTGCAGGCTTGGCTCAAGCATCCAGCGGTCGAATACCGTCAGGCCGTCGAACTGGTCGAGCCCGATGGTGTCAACCCGCAGCGGCGTCGACGGGTTCTGCCCGTCGATCATGATGGCCGCGCCGGCGCCGCCATAAAGCCGGGCCCAGCGGATCGTTTCGTTCAGCCGCTTCGGGATCTCGTACCGGCTCATGATCGCGCGCTGCAGGGTGCCGCCGTCCCCTGGCGTCAGTTCCGACCCGAAGACGATCCACTCCCGCGTCATATCGTCCGCAATGCAGCCGATCGCCGCCCGCACCACCCAGGAGCCGCGATACATCCACTCCAGCTTCTGCCTGTTGCGGGTGACCGGGTTGAACTCGTAAGTGCTTCCGGTGTGCTGATTGTCTGCACCAAGACCGACGCGGGCGAGGAAGTTGACGTAGTTGTCAATCGTCGTCCCAGTCGACCGTGCTGCTCGCGCTACTGCCTTGCGCTCTGCCGTCCCTACTTTGCGTGCAACTCTGGCAACCGAACGGGTTCGCGCCATCCTACCAACTATAAATATGCAGTCCGCCGATCAACCTGAATAGCAAAGTCACCAGTAGAAATACAAATAGTAGGCTTATAAGAAATCCCAAAGGATCCCCATAACTCCACCCTGGAGAGCGCCCAAGCAAAAGTACTATCAGGACCACAATCAGAACGAATTCAAGCATCGCGCTCACACAATAACGTCAGGTACATGAGGAATAGCGATGCATCTGCATTCATAGATCGTTCCTGGATTGCCTCGTTCTCCGCGCTCACCAATGACTGGCGGGGTATCCCAACGAAACACATGCCCCTCCAATTTCTTATGTCTGGGCCTGACCTGGCCGTCTCGAGCCGTCAGCCATGTGTAGGTTTCGCTGCCGACGTGCTCGGCGCGAGCTTGCGTCAAATCGGACGCCGTGCGGGCGACTTCCGTGCGGGCGATCGTGCCGGCGCGTGATAGCGTTACCCGGCCCGACTCCATGATCATCGGAATGATTTCCTTGGCACGAGTACCGGAGATCATTCCCTCTACCGTCAGCCGGTGCACACGCCTCGCCGCCTCGATCGGCAGCGACGTGATCAAGTTGACTTGATCTGCTAGCCGCTTCATGAGCAGCTCACCGGTAGGCGCCGAGAGGATTTCTTCCTTCAGGGAGCGCCGCATGGTCGACGCGATTTCCGCCCAGGCATACATATCCCGTCGGGACACCTCAGCGATCATGCGCGCGGCGGTCGCTTGCGCCCACGGCCGAATCGCCTCCGCATACCTCTGTAGGGCAAGATTCATATGCCCGACTGATGCCGGGTCGCCAGGGTCGAAAGCGTCGACTATCTCGCCAACGTGCCTCGCCACCTTGCGCAATTGCCGCGCATAGCTGCCTTCTGCTCGCCGTACCGCAGAAAAGCGGTTTACTTGATATTTCGGATTCGGCGCCGCATCAAGGGACGTCAGCCGCGGCGCGAGGGCCGCGACAAATCCGGCAGGGTTCACATTTCTGGTCCCTTCTCGGCGGCAGCCGGGCGCAACTCTAAATCATCGTCTTAAAGACGCTCCCGTTTGTCACGCGATGTCAATATGTTTTTTCGCTCTCTCGATCCATCCTCACCTCTATCGAGGCTCCAGAAAGTACGCACAGCGCCGACAAGAGCACACCGCGGGCGCCGTGGGGATTGACCGATGGTCCGTTCCAGCTGCGCTGCAGAGCCCAGGCATTCAATGACAGCTCCCATCCGATCACGTACCAAGCGCATGATGCCGGGAGAGCCATAGGTCCTCCCAGCAATAGCATGCAGCGCCGGATCTGTCTGCGCGCGCGCTCGATCCCAGGGTATTCGGTAAGATGAATCCCACATACACGCTCCATATCAGCGGAATGCAAGGTATCAAGTTGAGCCAATCGGAATATAGAATGAAATGCGTTCCCGGCCTGGCGCATCCCAGGCGTGATCGTATTATTCCTCTCTAATATATCCAAAGTACTTAGTGCCCGGAATGGAGCGGATCGTCTTCCTGCCACATCAATAACAGCAAGACGGCTGTCCGGGCGAATGATTTCACCATGTGAGCGCCGCTCGGCCGAGGGCGCCACAACCACTTCAGCGTAGCGCCGCCGCTCGAACCTTGATTTCTTCATGCGCCCTCATTGACCTCCCCTGCGTAGTCAACGCCCGGCCAGCTTTCTCCACATATCATAGTCCGGCTCTTCGGTCTCAACCAAAAGATCCGTAAGCGCCCAGACCAGCGCGTCGACCCGGTCCGGCGAAGCGCTGAGGTCGCCCTCGAATGATCTTCGAGACTGCGAACGTTTGTCCCGATCTGCCGAATCTGGGGTGAAAGAGCACATTTGCTCCTCCAGGTCAGGAAATGCCCCGACGTGGTGCACGCGGCGCTGATGATAGAGCTGCGATACCGGCTCGGCCCGGATGTACTTGCCGCGCGTCGCCTTCACGGACTTGTAGCTGATCGTAGGAGCCGCCATACGCAGGACGGCCTCGATCATATCGCCACCGTTGTTCGCCTCCCCAACGACCAGGTCGGCCATCCAGGTCTCATACAACCGCTTGACCCGCGCGGCCCACTCGTCAGGCGCGTACCGCCCGCTCTCGTCAGCCAGGATGAAAGCATGGTTTTGGTGGTCGCTGCCGGCAACGATAATCCCAGTTTCGTCGGACTGCTCCCCGGAACTGACGGCGGGATCGATCGCGATGACGACGCGCGAGAAACCAACGATGCGGCCGGCGCTCGTCCACACCAGCTCTTCCTGCTTGCGGCGGGTTCCTTCGATAAGATCGTGCGTCCACAGCGCACCGGGAATATCCTCAAGGAGTCGGCCTTCCAGCTCCTGCAGCCCAAGCCTCGTGCCCTCGTAGCGCAGGATGCGGCGGAATATTTGGGCAGCCACATTCGCGCGGTTGTCGTATGACGTCCCGCGGGTGACCACGGTGTCGGGTCTGGCGATGATATCCTTCATCAAGGCAGTCGGCCGCGGTGTCGTGGTGATCAACACTCGAGGATCAGTGCCGAGGCGCATCCCCAGCTCGAGGTTGGAGAACGCCTCCGGATATCTCCACACGCCGAGCTCATCGGCCCAAGCCGTGTCATGCTGGGGCCCACGAAGTCGCGCGGGCTCGTTCGCGCTGAAGAGCGTCGCCGTGGCACCGTTAGGCCAGACCAGCTGACCTTTTATGAATTCCGGAGCTTTTTTCGGAGGCGATGTGGGGATGATCCCGGCCGGACCGTTGACCATGACATAATTAGCATCGTCGCCGGTGGCGCCGACTATAGCTATATAGCGGGCCTTGCCGGCGTCAACCCGTTCTCTTATCCACTCCGCTCCGCAGCGAGTTTTCCCGAAAAACCGTCCGGCCATCACGAGCCAATTGGACCACTCGCCCGGAGGCGCCAGCTGGCTCGGCCTCGCCCACCATTTTCTCCACGCATACGGGAACTCCACCATCTCTTGTTTGGTCATATGGCGGAAGACTTCGCGCTGGACCTCCAGGTCCAGCCTCGCTAGGATTTCGGCTGGCGAGGCGTTTGGAAATTGCTGCAATAAGGCTGAGATTTCGCTCTCTTGCGTCATGCAGCTCTGCCCGTTCTATGTTTTCAGGCTCGGCTCGAACAAGTTCTGTGCGCCTGGTATATCCTCGGTTCTTCCCTTGTGTTTCGAGCAGGAACCTTATTAGTGACGAATCCCCGTTCGCGACGCCCTTATATAGTTGAAGCTCCCCAAAATCTACAAATTCTTCTCGGCTTTCCTCGACCACGGCCTGTAGTCGCTTACTCTTCGATATACATTTGCTGATCGTAGAGCGGTCTATGAGTACGCCGGTCGCCTTCTCCAGGGCTTTGATAGCTAGACTTTGAATCCCGCGAGTGGCCCGCAGAGCCTTTTCCAGCTGCTCATTCGTGAAGATCTGCTTCCGGCGAGGGCCTGGAGGGCCGTATCTCTTCTTCTCGTAAACGCGCGGCATGCCTGTCGATCCAAAAGCTGCGCCCTGGCCGGGAATTCCCTAAATATGCACCGGCGATACGAAAATATCAAATCCCCTCAAGGACCCGTTCAGCCAAGTACTTTTCTCTGAATTTACGCAGCGTTTCCCGAGCCAACTGTTCCGCGAGGGATTTGCGGAGGGTTTGTGGCGGCAGAGGGGAGAGCGAGAGAATCCTCTCCACCTCATCCGGGTGTTCCAGCAGGTACGCCATAGAAAACCGCACCGTGCGCGGGATGGTTCTGGTGCCGCGTTCGAAATGCTGGATTTGCCGGCGCTCGTATTCGAGAACCTCGGCTACCCCGACCTGAGTAAGGTCGAGGCGCTGGCGCCACGTGGAAAATGGGATCTCTTTCATCCCCGTAATATAGGATCTTCTGTCGCGAGGCGCAATGGTTCCGCTTTCTTTTCGGCGTTCAGCTCCGCAGCGAGCTCTTCGGCCTTGTACCTGAATGCGAAGCATGTCCTATATTCCCCCTTTGGCCCCCTTACCTGCCACAGCGTTCCGACGTGGTCGACCCGGTAAGCCGGTTTTTCCATGAATCTCTTCCCTCCTATGCCGGCACCTTCACGATGCAGGCGCGCACCTCGGTCCCAGCTTCAGAGAACGAGCCGGGCGGCAAGTCCTCCCACTCAGCGCCGAGCGCATCCATCAGTGAGCGGAACTCCATCGCCTTGCGGTCCTGCCGGAAACGCACGCCGGCCGACATGATCGCCACTAGGATGCCGTCCTCTTTCAGGAAATCGAGCGCATGGGTAACGTGGTCAATATCCTGATGACCGGCAAAAGGCGGATTCATCACGATGCGATCGAAGGTCTGCAGATTGACCCTCGATGTCGCCAAATCATTCCCGCAATCGGTCAGAAAATCTGCACAAAACACCATCGCTCCCGGGAACTTCGCGCGAAGTGCGGCGGCCAGTTCGTGTTTCACCTCTACGGCAACAATATCGCGCGTTTCATGGATCCCCGCGAGCAGCGCCCCTGTGCCGGCCGACGGCTCCAACACCCGGTGGTCAGGTCGGATCTCGGTCATCTCGACCAAGCGCGCAGCGAGCTCGGGCGGGGTCGGAAACAGCTGCGGCACAACCGCGATCTTGACTCCCTCCCGCAGCACCTCGCGCATCCTCACGACTTCAGCGGCTTGCTCTATGCTCGTGCCATCGGCAAGCTTTGGGGAGATCTTGATTTCCGGTGGCGGCTCGTCCAGTAGAAAGAACCCAATCAGGTCCCGATCCTCCCGGAGGCGGCCGGCGAGGCGGGCCGCGTCGACGTCAGCCCTGGACATGACAGCTTTCAATTCGTCGAACTTGATTGTCCGGGTGAAGTTCCGGCCTCCGTTACCGTGGTTGTCGAGCACCGTGACGGTCACTTTGTTGACCTTCTGCACATAGGACCAGCCGCG